GCGCGGCGTAAGAGTTTTAAGGCACGTCACGGAAAGAATATCAAAAAGGGCAAGATGAGCGCAGCTTATTGGGCCGATAAGGTGAAATGGTAATGGACGATATGCAAGCGGTTTACGATGAAGAACTTAGTCGCGGTCGTGGAGGCTTACTGTCGCTGTTACGCGGTACGGGGGATATTACTCTCGGCGAAGAGGTAATGGATAGCTTGCCCGAAATTATGGCGATGTTACAAAATACCAATAAAGATACGTTGACGATGCGGCAAACGCAGGAGATGGGTCAGCCGAGCGAATTAGCTGTATCGTTAAGTGATCAACCTGCATTAAGTTCTATGGTTGGCCCAGAGATGGCATTATTAGCTGGAATGATGGGTGGGCCTGGAGGAAAGGCTAAGGGTTTAGCTTCGTTAAAAGATGAACTAGCGCAGTTTATTACAAAAGATAAAGCTGATACTGCGGATCGTATGCGCCGGTTAGACGAAGACGATATGTTAACGCGGTTAGCGGATCAAGATCGTATTGACCGTACCCGAGCGGAACAGTTAGAGGGGTTACGTGAGCGTAGTGATTTTAACACTCGTTTAGAAGGAGGCGAAATGTCGGAAGAATACGAAACGGCATTACGCGAATACCAAGATTTTATGAACCGCCAAGGTGAATCTGGAATCCAGAAGTTACGGAAAGATATTTTTAGCGATCCTGACCAGATGGCAGGTGGGGGACGTCCAGGGTTGTATGCAAATATCGCCGCAAAGCGTAAGCGGATAGCTTCGGGTTCTGGCGAAACGATGCGTAAGGCGGGATCTAAAGGTGCGCCGACGAAGGAAAATTTCCGACAGGCCGCAACTACTGCTAAAAAAGCTAACGGTGGTGGTTTAAGTTACGCGAAAGGTTATTACGGGAAGTCGTATAAATGAGCCAGCTTACAATGGCCCAGATAGACGAGCAAATTAAAAACGCTCCTTTATCTAAAGAAGACGCTAAAAAGCACTTTATAGAAAAAACGGAAGAATGGGGGCTGCAGCATACGTTTCATTTCGATGAAGCGTGGGATTACGCGGTATACCAAAGAAAACAAAAAGAATTCAGAGAAAAAATAACTGAGTTCGAACAAGCGGTTAACGCACATCCCGCTAAACTACAAACGGTTCATGAGATAAACCCAACTAAACATAGTTTTGCAGACGGTCAGTATATTCGTGAGATTTTTAATCCAGCAGGATTATTTATCGTTACGAAAATACATAACAAAACGCATCCGTTTTTCTTAATGCAAGGTGAAATGTCTATTTTTTCACAAGACGGGGTAGAAAAAATATCCGCTCCCTACCACGGCATAACTCAAGCGGGAACTAAACGCGCGATATACACTCACACTGAGTGTGTGTTTGTTACAGTTCATGCAACAGACAAGTTAAACATTGAAGATATCGAAGAAGAAGTAATCGCTAAATCTTTTAAAGATGTTAAGTTACTTCCCCCTGATATTCAACAAGTAGAAAAACTTATCTGTCAGATCAAGGAGAAACAGCTATGAGCTTTATTGCAGCTGCAATTATAGGGGCGACAGCGACGGCTGCGGCTACGGCGTATTCTGCTCGTCAAGCCCGTAAAGCACAAAGAAAAGCTGAAGAAAACGCTCAAACTCGTGCGTTAATTGAAGGGTCCGCCCCGAATATCGCGATGGTTAAAGAAGTTGTTCCTGAAGAAGTACAGGGTAGCGACGTTTCTGGATTAGAAGAAGCGTTAAAAGCGATGGATTACGAAGGAGGTCAGCCTCCGGTTCCAGGAGAAGACGACGCTATGGGCGCAATGCCTATGGAGCTATCTGAAGAAGATTTAGCGATGCTAATAGAATCAGGTGGTTTAGAAAGTGTATTTACTCAGATGGCCGCCGACGGTGGGCCGGTAGGTACACCGAACGACGTATATTATTTTGGCGTTCCGCAAATTATGGGGATGATGCAAGACCCCGACCCACAAATCCAGCAAGTAGGTATGCAACTTGCGGATCAAATGGAAATGACTCCCGATGCGGGGATGGTGCCAGCTACGCAACAACAAATACAAACGATGGCTAACGGTGGCCGAATATCTTCTGAAAGGTTAAACCAAGAAAGACTCCGTTGACCACCCCACTTGAACAGCTAAAGGAAGTAGACCTTTCCCATCTATCGAAAGAAGAAGCGAAAGAGTTTACTCTTCTCCTAGAGGAATTAGAAAAGCGCGAAAAACGCGAAAGTTCTATGGCGTCGTTTTACGATTTTGTTAAAACGATTTGGCCAGAGTTTATTGCGGGTGCGCACCACAAAAAGATGGCCGAGGCATTCGATAAAATCGCCAGCGGAGAATCAAAACGCCTCATAATCAACATGCCTCCACGACATACGAAGTCTGAGTTTGCTTCGTATTTGTTCCCAGCTTACTTATTAGGTAAGCGTCCTAAATTAAAAATCATTGAAGCTACGCACACAGCTGACCTTGCGGTTAACTTTGGCCGTAGGGTTCGTGACTTAATTGAAAGCGAAGAATATGCGGAGATATTTCCAGCTACCGAACTAAAAGCTGACTCGCGAAGCGCGGGTAAATGGAATACATCGCAGGGCGGTCAGTATTATGCGGCGGGTATTGGTGGCGCACTCGCGGGTCGTGGTGCTGATTTGTTTATTATTGACGATCCTCACTCTGAACAAGACGCTTTTTCGGATAAAGCGTTAGAAGAAGCGTATGACTGGTATCAAACTGGCCCCCGTCAGCGCCTTCAGCCAGGAGGTGCGATCGTTATCGTAATGACTCGTTGGTCTAAAAAGGACGTAACGGGTAAATTAATCAAGCGGATGACGCAAGAAAAGGGTGGCGACGAATGGGAGGTTATTGAGTTTCCCGCGATATTGCCATCAGGTAAACCGCTATGGCCTGAATTTTGGTCATTAGACGAATTAGAAGCTACGAAAGCGTCGATACCTCCGTCTAAATGGGCAGCGCAGTATATGCAGCGGCCTACGGGCGAGGGTATTTCGATTATTCCTAAAGAATGGATAATGGAATGGCCTAGAGATAACCCTCCATCTTGCGATTATTTGATTCAAAGTTACGATACGGCGTTTTTAAAATCCGAAAGATCCGACTATACGGCGATAACAACGTGGGGGGTGTTCTACCCCGAGGGTAAAATCGGCGATGAACACTATAGTGGGCAGGATGCGCATATAATTTTGTTAGATTGCGTAAAAGAGCGGTTAGATTTCCCTGAACTCAAGCGCGAAGCGATGCGGTTATACGAACATTGGGAGCCTGATTCGGTAATTATCGAAACGAAAGCCTCTGGTATTCCGTTAACGCAAGAATTACGGCGGCAGGGTATCCCAATAAATACCTTTTCACCGAGTAAAGGTCAGGATAAGATCGCTAGATTGAATGCGGTTAGTGGAATTTTCCAAGAAGGCCGCGTTTGGGTGCCTGATACGAACTGGGCGCAAGAATTAGTAGACGAAGTTGCTGATTTTCCTAACGGGGACAACGATGATTGCGTAGATGCAACTACTTTAGCCCTAAGTCGCTTTAGACAGGGCGGATTTTTGCGATTAGATGGCGATTATGACGACGAAGAAGAGTATTATCCGAAAATACGGGCATATTACTAATTTACCGTCTCAAAAAATAAGAGTAGGGTAGCGTTCCATGGCTGAAGTGCAATTCCCAGAAGAGTTTGACGGCGAAGAACGGGTAGAGATCCTGTTTGACGAGGACAATAACCTCGTTGATCCTTCTATGTTAGAAATGGAAGTAGATATTCCGTTTGAAGAAAACCTTGCGGAGTATTTAGACCCCGCTACGCTTTCTGAAATTTCTGGAGAGCTACTTAGCGCGTACCAAGACGATGTAGATTCCCGTCAAAACTGGTACGAAACATTTAAAGACGGTCTAGAGCTGCTTGGTATTGAAAACGATCCTCGTAGCGAACCGTTTGAAGGCGCAAGCGGCGTATATCACCCGATACTTGCTGAAGCTGCTACCCATTTCCAAGCTCAAGCGTATAAAGAACTACTACCAGCTAACGGCCCAGTAGATACGAAAATTATGGGCGCGTCAAACGATCCGAAAGCGATGCAGGCTAATCGCGTAAAGGATTTTATGAACTTCCAGTTGTTGTACAAAATGGAAGAGTACGATCCTGAAATGGATCAGATGTTGTTCTTTTTGCCACTGGCAGGTTCTGCGTTTAAGAAATGTTATTACGATCCGACGGTAGGTCGTGTCGTATCAAGGTTTGTAAAAGCTGAAGATTTAGTAGTTCCGTACACAGCTACGGATCTGCATACGTCCCCTCGTATTACCCACCGGATGACTATGACGGAGAATGATCTTCGTAAGTTACAACTTAGCGGGTTTTATGTAGATACCGAGATGAACGCTCCTTCATATACTGACGGAGACGATTCGGTACAAGAAAAGATTGATCAGATAGACGGCGTTAGTCGTACAGGGAACCAGCATGATTACACGCTGCTTGAGTTCCATGTTGAATTAGATATCGAAGGGTTTGAACATACGGATAAAAACGGCGAAGTAACCGGACTAGCGTTGCCGTACATAATCACTATTTGTAGGGATAACAACGATATTCTATCTATTCGTAGAAACTACGAAGAAACCGATCCGATGCGAAAGAAAATTGAATACTTTACGCATTACAAGTTCCTTCCAGGATTAGGGTTTTACGGTTTCGGTCTAATCCATATGATTGGCGGCGTTACGAAATCAGCTACCGCAATCCTCCGACAGCTAATTGACGCTGGTACATTAGCGAACTTACCTGCTGGATTTAAAGCACGTGGATTAAATATCCAAAGGTCAGATGATCCGGTACAGCCTGGAGAGTGGCGTGATGTCGATACTCCTGGAGGTACTATCCGCGAATCCTTTATGCCGCTACCGTATAAAGAACCTAGTCCTGCTCTTGCGCAGTTGATGGGAGTTCTAGTGGAGTCTGGCCAGCGGTTTGCATCTGTGATGGATAACCAAACTGGCGACGCTAATTCTAATGCTCCAGTAGGCACTACCGTTGCGTTGTTGGAAAAAGGACAAAAAGTAATTTCTGCAATCCATAAGAGATTGCACTATGCACAGCGCAACGAATTTAAAATCCTAAAAAGATTATTCGGAGAATACTTACCTCCTGAATACCCGTACCAAGTACAGGGTGCTCAGAAAACTGTATTCGCCGAAGATTTCGACAACAGTGTCGATATCATTCCCGTTTGTGATCCAAACATTTTCAGTACGACACAACGTATTATTTTGGCACAAACGCAACTACAGATGGCCCAAAGCGCCCCTCAAATACACAATATGAAAGAAGCCTTTCGTAAAATGTATACTGCGCTAAATATCAAAGATATCGACGATATCTTATTACCTGATATGGCTCCTGCTCCGAAAGATCCCGTCCAAGAAAATATGGACGCATTGATGAGTGCTCCTTTACAAGCGTTCATTCAACAAAACCATGACGCCCACGTCCAAGCACATATGGCGTTTATGCAAAATCCTCAAACACAGCAGAATCCACAAGCGATGGGCGCACTTCAAGCGCATATTCAACAGCACCAAGCTCTGAAGTATCGTATTCAAGTGGAAGAAATGTTGACTCAACAAGGTATCCAGCTACCACAGCCAGGGCCAGATGGTCAGATGCCGCAGTTACCTCCAGAAGCCGAAAGCCAAATTGCTATGGCGGCTGCTCAGGCGACTCAGCAGATTACTGGCCAAGAACAAGCTCTTGCTCAAGCGATGGCCGCACAGCAGCAAGATCCTCAGCGCCAGATGTTCGAAGAACAGATGGAATTAGAGTTCGAAAAACTCAAACAGCGCGACAGGGAATCCGAGCGTAAAGCGCAGTTGGAAAGAGAGCGTATTGAATCTCAAGAACAACAAACGGATATCCGAGTAGCCTCTGAACTACAACAAGCAGAGATGCGCGACGATAGAGAAGTAGATTCTAATTTGACTGAGATTGCAAAGATTGTTCGGGAGTCACAGGAAAAGGATTAATTGCCTCATTTAATAAGTAATATCCCGCATTTTAATTGCTGGGTTAGAAAAGAATACACACATAATCATCTACAGTATCACGGAGAGTATTTACATGCAATAGCTATTGCGGTAAACACTATCCCAGATAGATGTTTATCCTTTCAAGTCGTATTTACAGGATACGAATTGAATGAAGAGGAAGATTCTGAAAATCTTCATGGGGGAGCGATGTGGGCTAGGATGCCTATTACCGCTTTAGTTGCTGACGCGATGATTGATGAAATGCCTGAATCAATGGCAACTCATTTAGCGCAGCCTTGGGACTGTAGTTCCCGAGACCATGAGGTTATTGTTATGGATCGTGTATCTTCTAGCCCTTGGCTATGTAAGATAGATAGCGAGTTCCATACAGGGAAGTATTTGTTTACTGTAGATTATACAGGAAATGATATAGCTGATGATCCTGCACAGCATAAGCAGAGTCATGTTATTCAGCTAACTGATGCAGGAAAATGGACAGGCAATATTGTGGCGTTGCCTAACAATCGTGTAAGAGCGACCAACCCTGCGTTATGGGAGACAGGTTCAGGAGCACCGGACTTTTATCCTAGTCAACACGTGCATAGCGCGGAAATTGACGATAGCTACATGGATCCGAACATTACGTTTAATAACTTGTACGCCGAAGGAGATTAAAATGCCAGGACGCAAAACGAACAAAAAGATGCCTAAGAAAATGGGCATGGGCGGTAAGACCGCTAAGAAAATGCCGATGAAAATGAAGCGCGGCGGTTCAACTCGTTCTCGTAGTAAAGGTAAAAAATGAGAAACCTTAGAAACACGGAAATGCCTTATCCGTCCCCTAAAACTCAAAAGGCAGGAGTCCAACCGTCAATCCCAGAACCTTCTAACGAAGGTTTCGCAAAAGCTACGATGCTGGCAGAAAAAACTATCAGCATTCCTGGTAAAAAAGTAAAGACGAAAGGAACTGGCGCAGCTACTAAAGGATTAGATTTTACTAGCTACGTTAACTAATGGATTTTATAAAATATTCGGAGTATTTACTCCGCAAGCTGCGCGAGAGACAAGAAGATCTCGCGCAGACTCTCGCCACTGGTGGCGCACAAGACTTTGTTCAGTACCAACGTATTGTTGGTGAAATTTCAGGGCTTAATTTCGCTGAACAAGAAATAACTACCCTGCATGGAAGGATGGAAGATGTCGAAGACGACTGAAGACGTTGATTTAAGTAGCATAGGAGCTACTCCAGAACGAGTTCTTAATTTTGGTTCTGATACGCCGTTAGAACCTGCTAAAGAAAGTATAACCTCTGAAAATTATGAAGCTCATACAGACAAACTGCCGAACCCTACTGGGTATCGGTTGTTAATTCTGCCGTTTACTCCTCCAGAGAAAACAAAAGGCGGCATTATGTTAGCTAAACAAACTCTTGATAAAGAGCGGATAGCTACCGTAGTAGGGCTTGTCGTAAGAAAAGGCCCAGATGCTTATTCCGATCCAGATAAATTTCCTGATGGCTCTTGGTGTGAAGAGGGTGATTGGGTAATTTTTGGTCGCTACGCAGGAGCTAGGTTTAACATCGACGGAGGCGATATGCGTCTTTTAAACGATGACGAAATTTTAGCTACTGTAAATAACCCAGAAGATATTCTGCAATAAGGTGATATGTAATGGCTGAATCCCAAGATATTGAACTGATACTTCCTGATGAGGAAGTCGATTCTAGAGAGGCGGATGTTCTGCAGGAACCTGCGCAAGATTTTGATATGTCTGCTCCAGAAGAAACTGCTTCTAACTCTGATGAATTAGAAGAATACAGTGATGGCGTTAAAAAACGCATTGATAAGCTAACTTATCGTATGCGGGAAGCTGAACGCCAGAGAGAAGAAGCGATTGAGTTTGCTAAGAAAATCTCTGAGCACAATAACCAACTTCAAACTAAGTTACAATCCTCCGATTCAACTCTAGTTAATGAGTATACTCAACGTATTGAACTGGATAAGGAGCGAGCGCGTAGGGCACTTAAAGAAGCTCAAGAACTTGGCGATGCTGAAGCTATTGCGTTAGCTACAGAAGCGGTTGCTAAAACTTCTTACGAAGCGCAAAATGCCCAAAGATTAGTAGCACGACAGAAAAACGCACCTCAACAAGTGCAAGTTCCTGAAATGCCGCAACGGAATATACAACCAGCTGCTCCAGACGCTAGTGCGGAAGCATGGGCTGAAAAGAACGGTTGGTTTGGTGAAGACGAGGGCATGACGTATGCTGCTATGGGCATTCATCAAAAATTAATTAAGGAAGGAGTACCTCCTAGTTCCAAGCATTATTACCAACGGGTAGATGCAGAAATGAGAGAGCTCTTTCCACAAAAGTTCGCCGATGAGACGAAAAACGTGCAATCTTCTGTAGCAGGTGCCAGCCGTGGTGTTGGTTCTGTAAAGAAAGGAGCACGCAGTGTGAAACTCACACCTTCCCAAATAGCTATTGCTAAAAGAATAGGTGTGCCTCTAGAAGAGTACGCAAAGTTTGTATAGGAGATGAAAATGACAGATCGTACCTCCAGGTCTGCTGAAACACGAGAAAAGAAAACTCGCCGTAAACCTTGGCAACCGCCATCTATGTTAGACGCCCCTACCGCCCCTCCTGGATATAAACACAGGTGGGTTCGTGCAGAAGTCCGTGGGCATGATGACCGAGCGAATATGTCTAAACGTATTCGTGAAGGATTCGAGCCTGTAAGAGCAGAAGATCATCCAGATTTTGATGCCCCTACGATTGAGGACGGTAAACACGCCGGTGTGATAGGTGTTGGTGGTCTTATTCTCGCTAAAATTCCTGAAGAGACTGTTGAAGAACGTAATCATTACTATAACAGTAAGACTGCAGAACAACTTCAAGGTGTTGATAATGATTTGATGCGAGAGGCCGATCTAAGAATGCCGCTGAGACAAAGCGACATGCGGAGAAGCACTAAAGTGGAATTCGGAAGCCCCACAAAGGCTACGGATTAATTCATTATTTCCTTAGAGGACTAAATCATGGCTAATACTGACGCCCCTAACGGGTTCACCCCAGCCTACCACCTTTATGGTGGAACGATCCGTCCCCAGAAATTGCGTATTGCAAGTGCGACCAACGCCTCCATTTTTACTGGAGATGTAGTCAATCTTTCTTCTGGGTACGTTATCCAAGGCACTGCTACAGGAACTCCTGCTGGAGTTTTTGCTGGCGTTTTCTACACCGCAACAGACGGTACACCTACATACTCTAATATGTGGACAGCAGACCTAGCTACGCTAGGCGGTGCTGACGCAGAAGCGTATGTGTATACCGATCCTGCAATCGTGTATGAAGCACAATTTACAGCAGGTACTCCTGCCGTAAGTTTCATTGGTAGTAAATATACTATCACTACTACCGCTGGTAGCACTAACAATGGTCGATCCAAAGAAGGTGTAACAGCGACAACAAGTAGCGGAATAGCGTTGTTGAATAGGTTCGTAGATTCCCCAAGCAATAGCATCGGTGCTAATGCTCGTGGGTATTTTTCGTTCCCAACTAACGTATTCGCTGTATAGTCGAAGGAGAGTAACTAATGGCTATTAATAGAGCGCAACTCGTAAAAGAGCTTGTTCCTGGCCTTCATGCTCTTTTCGGACTAGAGTATGATCGCTACGACGCTGAGTACGAAGAAATCTTCGAAACCGAAACTTCAGAACGAGCTTTTGAAGAAGAGGTAATGTTGACTGGCTTCGGCGAAGCTCCTGTAAAGTTTGAAGGTTCTGGCGTTACTTATGACACCGCACAAGAATCTTTTACTGCACGGTACTCGCATGAAACTATCGCTTTGGCTTTTTCATTGACTGAAGAAGCTATTGAAGATAATTTGTACGACACCTTGTCCTCACGTTATACGCGAGCACTTGCTCGTTCTATGATGACCACTAAAAACATTAAGGGCGCGAACGTATTGAACAATGCGTTTAGTTCTTCTTTTGTTGGTGGTGATGGCAAAGAACTGTGTGCAACTGATCACCCGACTGTAGGTAATGAGACCCAACGCAACGAGCTATCGACTGCGTCGGATCTTAATGAAACCTCACTAGAGCAGTCGCTGATCGATATCGCAGCTTTCGAAGATGAGCGTGGTCTAAAGATCAACGCACAAGCCCGTAAGCTGATTATCCCAACCGCACTGCAATTCGTTGCAGATCGTCTACTGGAAACTCCTGGACGAGTCGGTACGGCTGATAACGATATCAACGCACTACGCAACATGGGTATGGTTCCTGAGGGATACACCGTCAATCATTATCTAACAGATACTGATGCGTTCTTCCTGACGACTGACGTACCTAACGGTCTGAAGCACTTTGTGCGTTCTCCTGTATCGACCAGTATGGAAGGTGACTTCGAAACTGGTAATGTTCGGTACAAGGCCAGAGAGCGATACAGCTTTGGCTTCTCCGACTGGCGTGGTATTTTCGGCTCTCCTGGAGCTGCGTAATATCGCGAAAGAAAGGGGCACTTGTTGCCCCTTTTCTTTTTCTCCTGTATAAACGAACTATCTGAGAAAAACAGCCCTAGCGACCGCCTCAGACGGACGTTACGAAGACTCTAGGGCGAATCCTTTCGTAAAGAGGTATTTATAATGGCACAGACCACTTTTGCTGGCCCAGTCAGATCTTTGGCGGGTTTTATAAACGCAGGGGCTAACGCTACAGTTAGTCTGACCGCAGACACGACGATAACTGTCGCAGCTCACGCGGGTAAGATTCTTCTTTGTAATGATGCAGATGGCAAGTTTACTTTGCCCTCAATCGTTACAACTAGTCCTACTGACCCAACTTCCCCAGATCAAACAAATAATCTAGGTGCTCAATTTACATTTGTAGTTGTAACAGCTGCTACTGACATGGATATTTTGACAGACGGCACCGATAAGTTTGTTGGAGGCGTTTACACAGGCGTAGATGACGCAACTGGTAAAACCTTTATTTCTGGAGCTTCTAACGACGTAATTACGTTAAACGGCAGCACTAAAGGCGGGCTTGCAGGAAGTATTATCCGAGTTACGGCTATCGCTAGTGCGAAATATGCAGTAGAAGGGCTAACTCTTGGATCAGGCACTATTGTCACTCCGTTTGCAGACGCTTAATACGGGAGTAAATTGATATGGCAGATGCAGTAACTTCAACAACTATCTCTGATGGTACGCATAAAGCTGTCATACAACTAACTAATCTTAGTGACGGTACTGGTGAAGATGCCGTAACTAAGATTGACGTTAGTGGTTTGGCAACGAGAGAAGATGGAACTGCTTGTAGTGGGGTACTTATAGAAAAAGTGACTCATTCAATTATTGGTTTTACTCAAGTACAACTTTTATTTGATGCGACTACAGACACCATTGCGCTAGGGTTAGCTCAAGATAGTAATGGCCACATGGACTTTAGTTCTTTTGGAGGACTCAAGAATACGTCAGGTTCTGGTAAAACCGGAGATATAAATCTGACCACCATTGGAGCATCTTCTAACGACAGCTATGTGATTGTTTTAGAACTTCTGAAGAACTATGGATAATGGCCACATCAGGAACAAGAACTTTCACTTTAACCGCAGCGGATGCGATTGAAGAAGCCTACGAACTAGCTGGACTAGAATACCGTACCGGATATGACGGGGTAACAGCTAGACGGTCTATGAACATTATGTTCGCAGACTGGTCTAACCGAGGTATCCAGATTTGGGAAGTAGAACAAGTCTCCCTTGATTTAGTTCAGGGGACGACTACCTACGACTTAAATCAGTATGATATTGATATTTTAGACGCAGTTATCCGTAGGACACAAAACGGGATTCAAACAGATTTTCAGATAGATCGTATAGATCGTGGAGACTATTTAGATATTCCCAATAAAGAAACCCAAGCTAGGGTTACTCAATACTATCTTGAAAGAACGATCACGCCTAAGCTATACGTTTGGCCTGCTCCAGAGAATTCTACGGACAAGTTTATTTCTTACCGTTGGAAACGAATTCAAGATATTTCTGCGTCTGTAGACGATGTTGACGTACCTAGTAGATTTCTTCCCTGCCTAGTTACAGGGCTTGCTTTTAATTTAGCGTTAAAGAAAAACCCCGAAAAGGCAGGATTATTACAGCCGTTGTATGAGCAAAATCTAGTTAATGCTATTAAGTACGATGACGATAGTTCATTACGATTGGTTCCTAGACGGACATATATCTAATGGCCTTTGCGGTAGGTAAGTATTCGTATGGTGTCTGTGATCGTTGCGGCTTTAGATATAAGTATCTTGAGCTGCGCATGGAGTGGACAGGATTTAAAGTCTGTTCAGAATGTTTTGAACCTAAACATCCTCAACTAGACCCACCGCACCACACCTCCGATCCTGAAGCATTGCGACAAGCAAGACCAGAAGTTCCGTTACCGCAGTCCGAACTAGGACGTGTCTTTACAACTGGTCCAAGTAACACTACCGCTAGTGGAGTAAATGTTGGTGGACAGCCGTTGGGTGTAGTAGATCCTATAGGAAGTAAATTTGAAGGTGTCTTCGCAACAGGTAGCATCGGGCAAGTTGAGGTAGAAACAACATGAGTTTTACATTAGCGACTTTAAAATCTACCGTACAAGATTACTGTGAAACTGCAGAAACAACTTTTGTTTCTGATTTAGATACGTTTATTAAAGAAGCTGAAGAGCGGATCTTAAAAGCCGTAGAACTCCCAGTTTTTAGAAAAAACGTAACAGGTTCTGCTTCTGCGAGTAATACTTATTTAAGCACACCTGATGATTTTTTAGCACCTTACAGCTTGGCTGTAATTTCTAGCAGCGTGTACAGTTACTTGTTGTATAAGCACGTTTCTTTTATCAGAGACTATACGCCTAACCCTTCGACAACAGGTACTCCAAAGTATTACGCATTGTTTGACGACAATACTTTCATGTTGGCACCTACTCCAGACCAAGGTTATTCGTTTGAGTTGCACTATAAGTATCGTCCTGCTTCATTGACTACGACTTCAGGATCTGAGACAACATGGCTTTCTAATAATGCTCCCGACGCGATGCTGTACGGTACTTTAGTGGAGGCTGCGACTTTTCTTAAAGTCCCAGAAGAAGTAGTTCAATATGAGCAACGCTTTATTCAAGCAGTAAACGGTCTTAAAAACTTGGGTCAAGGCTATGGTTCAAGAGACGAGTATCGGTACGATATTTCTAAAGGATAGTTAAAATGTTGATTGAAGCTCCGCAGATGGGGATAGGCGAAGTATTTGTAACAACGACTACAGATAAAGGACATGATCCTGAGTTTTGGGCAAAAGTTGCTTCTGATAGAATTATAAGTGTTGGGGGAGATTGCCACCCAGTGATTGCACAACAAGCTGAAGCGTTCAAACGATCTGTACAAACAACGGTAAGTTTTTACATAAAAGAAGCAATTAAAAGTGATAGAACAACTTTAATTGCTGAATTAGAACGTCAGGGCCATAAAGACATGGCAGACATAATTAGGAGTCTATAATGGCTATTACGACTGCAATGTGTACTTCTTTTAAGAAAGAGCTTATGGAAGCAGTGCACAATTTTAAAAACTCAGGCGGCAGCACGTTTAATCTTGCGCTGTATACAAGTTCCGCTTCTTTGGGCGCAGGCACTACTGCATATACTACGTCCAATGAAGTTTCTGGTACGGGCTATACGGCTAAAGGTGCAGCACTTACTCGTGTAGATCCGAGCACCTCTGGAACTACGGCGCTGACAGATTTTGCTAATCTGACGTTTAGCTCTAGCAGTATTACCGCAAGAGGCGCACTGATATTTAATGATAGTGCTTCTGGTGATCCCTCTGTTTGTGCATTAGATTTTGGCGGAGATAAAACATCTAGTTCAGGGGATTTTACTATTCAATTCCCTACAGCGGATGCGTCTAACGCCATTATTCGTATCGCATAGCGAGTAATATGTGGCAGACCTTAATGGATGGGGCAGAGGCACTTGGGGCGAAGGCCCATGGGGTCAAGCAGACCCTGTTGAGGTCACAGGTGTTGCAGCAACTGGGGCGGTCGGTTCCGTCACAGTTTCTGCAGATGCGAATGTCACTGTTACAGGCGTGGCAGGAACGGGGTCGATTGGCTCCGTTACGATTGTTGAAGGAACGGGCGTTACCGTTTCTGTTACGGGAGTGGCAGGAACGGGAGTTGTCGGAACGCTTACTGTATCGTCAGATGCGAATGTTAGTGTTACTGGCATTGCTGGTACTGGAGCGGTTGGCTCAGTTACGGTCAGCGCGGATGCGAATGTTTCAGTCACTGGAGTCGCAGGCACTTCGGCTGTTGGAACAGCCACAATTAGTGCAGATGCGAATGCTTCTGCTACAGGTGTGGCAGGAACTAGTGCGGTTGGTACGGTCACTGTTACAGGTGGCGCAGTTATTTCTCCAACAGGTGTGGCGGGTACTTCAGCGGTTGGCACAGTTACTATCGGTCTGGGCCAAACGATCGTTCCAACAGGTGTCTCAGGCACTGGAGCGATTGGTGATGTAGTTGTTGCGGATGCAGTTATTGGGGTAACTGGAGTATCTGGAACAGCGGAGATAGGGTATTTTAACGTCTGGGGTCTTATAGATGACTCACAAGTACCAAGTTGGGGCGAGATAAGCGACGGGCAAACTGCGAATTGGACAGCCGTTACAGACACACAATCGCCAAGTTGGACGGCGATTACAGATACACAGACACCGAGTTGGACTGATGCAACGGACAGTCAAACTCCTAATTGGGATGAGGTAGCTTAAATGGCAACTTACGTTAACGATCTACGCCTAAAAGAGATATCTACCGGCGATGAATCAGGTACTTGGGGAACCAGTACGAACACCAACCTTGAGTTGATTGGTGAGGCATTTAGTTTTGGCACGGAAGCTATTACGACTAATGCTGATACTCATACTACTACTATCGCTGATGGGGCTACTGACCCTGGCCGCAGTATCTTCCTCAAATATACTGGCGCTCTTGATAGCGATTGCACCGTCACTATAGGGCCAAATACAGTTTCGAAACTGTGGTTTATAGAAAACGCAACAACAGATTCAGGATCATCTGGCCCGTATAACATTATTATCAAACAAGGATCTGGCGCTACGGTCACTGTTCCCAATGGTAACGTCAAAGCTATCTATTCTGACGGCGCTGGGTCTGGCGGCAAAATGGTCGATGCGTTTACTGATCTGCATGTCGACGGATCGTTTTTTGTTACAACTTCAAGTCAAGATACAGGGATCACCGTAGAATGCACCAACGGCGGTGCTTCTGCTGGCCCATCGCTAAAGCTAGATAGGAATTCCGCTGGCCCTGCTGATAATGATGATATAGGTGAAATAGAATTTATTGGTAGGAATGACGCTGCTGAATCCATCCAGTTTGCCCGAATAGCTACTACAATCCTCGATGCTAGTGATGGTACAGAAGACGGAGAACTTACTCTTTCTACGATAGTGGCTGGCACAAACAGAAGTCGAGCAGAATTTGGTGCTACAGAAACAGTTTTTAACGAAGCCAGTCAAGACCTCGACTTCCGTATTGAAAGTGATTTAAACACCCACAGATTTTTCTTAGACGCTGGTAACGATAGGATTATATTTGGCTCGCAGACTAGCATTTCAGTAGGCGGATCTGGCGCAGAGTTTCAAATTAACGGTACTACCGGCAATTCTTCTGCTCAGTCAATTACACGTTTCGGAAATGATTCCAACTCACCGATTTTGAAATTTGGTAAAAGCCGCAACGGAACCATTGGTTCAAATACTATAGTTCAAAGTGGCGACAACTTAGGAATAATTCAGTTTTGCGGTGATGACGGAACTAATCTAGGGTCTAAAGCAGCAGATATTTTAAGCGAAGTAGACGGAACACCAGGATCAGATGATATGCCTGGACGCATATTGTTCAGAACAACCGCTGATGGCGCTGACACTACGACGGAGCGTATGCGCATAACAAAAGACGGCTTGGTTGGAATTGGCACTGCTTCTCCTAACGAGCCTTTGCATGTTTTTCATGCTACACGCAACGTCCTTGTAAACATTGAGTCTGGCGATAGCGGCGCTTACATTTCCTTTAAGGATGACGATACAACAGATACGGATACAGTATTTATAGGCGCTGTAGACAATGATCTAAAGCTATATGCTGGAGGATCTACTGATCGCCTTGCTATCATAGGTTCAAACGGAACAATACAGACCAGAACAGCAGGTTCTAACAATGTCCGTCTTGGTCTTGATGCTGGCGGGAATATAGGTGGTAGCGGAGATTACAATACATTTATAGGTGACAGTGCTGGGGCTGCTTTAACTACCGGCGATTCTAATGTAGCTGTTGGTTTTGAAGCTCTTGCTACTGAAGACGGTCACGGACGTAATGTTGCTATTGGCTATAGAGCGTTAAAAACTTTGAATGCTGGTACTAACGCCAATAATACTGTGGTTGGTTATGGCGCTGGTGTTCTCATGACTACGGCTACTCAGAACACATTTTTAGGTTCTCTGGTAGGTGATGAGATTACTACTGGAGGTGCTAACGTAGCACTAGGGTACAATGCATTAAGTGCTGAAACTACTTCTAGCCGTAATGTAGCTGTTGGCGCTCTTACTCTTCAAAATCAAAACGGTACTGCTGGACAGACTTACAACACTGCCGTTGGCTATAATTCTGGCAACGATATTACCACAGGTGCTAGAAACACTTGTGTAGGTGGTCTATCCGGTGATGCAATGACTACGGGGACTAATAACACTTTTATTGGTTACAACACCGGAGGCACTGGAGTTGTAACTGGAGCAGACAACACTGCTTTGGGTATAAGCGCAGGAGCTAGTTTAACTTCTGGGACTAACAATGTGTTAATAGGCCATGATGCAGGTGTATCAGGAAGTCCTGGCGGTAATATCAATAACGAAAGTAATGAGATAGTTATAGGTGACGATGCTATTACTCAAGCTCATATTCAAGTTGATTGGACGGTAGCCTCGGATCAGAGAGATAAGACTGACTTCGTTGACTTAGATCTTGGTTTAGACTTTGTAAAAGCCTTAGAGCCTGTTACTTACTATTGGGACAAGCGTAGTAAGTATGGTGACAAGTACACTACAAACGAAGAAGGCGATCTAGTTCTTAATGAAGACTATGATCTTGATGACTTTACTCCAGACGGTACTCACAAAGAAGACTGGATGGATATTGGTTTTAAGGCACAGGCTGTACAAGCTCTTGAAGAAGCTGCTGGATATACTACTGCTGCAAAGAAAAACTTGACTGTATCTACTACAGCAGATGGAAAGCAGATGGGACTTCAGTACAGTAAGTTTGTACCTATTCTTGTCAAAGCTATTCAAGACCAAGATGCGATTATTACTGCACTAACTGCACGAATTGAAGCACTAGAATCGTAAGGAGTTTATCAATGACCGCAACATTTACATGGGAAATACCACGGGTTGATCGTCAAGTCTCCTCTGGCCTTATCACCGATATTCATTGGCGGCTTACAGCAGTCGAAACAATTAGCGGCACCGAATACAAAGTATACTGCTATGGTTCAAAAGGCGTATCAGGGAATCCTAGTGCAGAAGGGTTTATCGCCTACGATAGCGTTACTAAAGACAACGCGATTGCGTGGGTCAAAGCCGCTTTAGATAGTAGTGAAGAGGATGCTTCTTCATCAGAATTAGAAGCTGGACTTCAAAGTCAAATCAACAAAAAAGCAACACCAGTAGACGCATCAGGAGTACCTTGGTAATGGAAACAAAACATATACAAATTCACGATTTAGCTAACGTACTAAATCTCATCGACGCAGCAGCTAAAAACGGCATGGTGTCGGGAGATTCTATGAGCCAGATGGGAGCAATGCGCGATCGTTTTATGGAAGAACTCAAAGAACAAGCTCCCGCGCAAGACAACGTAGCCTCGATTGACGAAGAGTCTATTGTTTCTGGCTCGTTGTAGTATCTGAGATGGACGTTGGTTCGGTAAACGGATCTGCTCAAGTTAGTTGGAAGCAGATTGCTGTGCAAAAGCAAGAGCGCCTACGGACAGGCGCTGAAGGTGAGCCGATAAAAGAGGTTGTGGAGACGATTATACCCGTCCTATATACCCAGAAAGGAAGCAAGGTCGAAGCTACAACTCTTGCTCCTACACAAAGAGTAGATATATCTGTTTAGGAGAAAAATATGGCTGAGTTAAGTGATGCGCAAAAAAGAAAACTAATAAAAGAACTTCGGGGGGCTTCTAAACTTCACGCAGGTCAAGCAGATCGCATTGAAAAAACTTTGGCGAAAAAGAAGAAAAAATGAGCGACAAAGGCGAACAAGCACTAAACGAAGTCAACGCGCATGAGCGAGAGTGTGCCTTGCGTTATCAGCGTATCGAAGAGCGCCTTGCAGAAGGCTCTTCTAAGTTTAAGCACCTAGAAAATCTTATTTACGGACTGTACGCATTAATTGCAGCGGCAGCATTACCGCAGTTTTTTATGGGGTAAGCCATGATTATTGAGTCTGTTGCAGCCGCTGGCATGTTGCTCCAGCAGATCAATACAGTCATTCAAAACGTGAATGAGGGTAAGGCTAATGTCGATCAGGCTATGGCTTTGGTGTCGGATTTTGGTGAGGCTCTCAATGCGTTTGAGATTGACCGCAAGTCTTCTGCTTTCAAGCCGCTATCTAAAAACGACATCTTGAAGTTACAAATGCTTCGTAGGTCACAAGAGCGTTATCAAAAGGATTTGCGTGATCTCCTGCTCGTGGCAGATCCGGCCCTTCTAAAATCCTATGATGACGCGATTTTCCAACAAGAAAAAGATAGAAAGGCTCACCAAGCTATGCTGAACAAGAAACGCAAAGAACGTGAAAAACTTATGCACGACCTTACAGTTGGAGCAGTGTCTTTGGTTCTTGGTGGGGGAGTGGCTATTGGTCTCATATTTTTAATTATCAAAGCGTTTGGGCCGTAGTTATGAATGCAAAGAGATTAGAAGAAGGTAGCGAATACGCCGAATACGATGCAGATGGTGACGGCGTAGTTTCTGACGAAGAAATTGAAACTAGCAAAGAGCTACTGGAACTACGGCTGCACCATGAACGAGCCGACGCGCAACGAGCTATGAGTTGGTTTGCGCTGTGGGGTATGTTGTTGTACCCCAGCTTGGTCGTGGCATCAGAGCTTTTTGGGCTGAATCAAGCAGCAACGATTTTAGGTGATATGGCGGCAGTCTACTTCGTATCCGTTGCGGGTATACTAGCTGCGTTCTTCGGCGCACAGGCTTGGTCAAACAGGAAATAGATTATGAGTATTGTTGCATCGTTGGTAGGGCCAGTTACAGGGCTACTAGATAAGTTTATAGAGGATAAGGATCAGAAAAATGCCTTGGCCCATGAGATTGCCACTATGTCTGAAAAGCATTCGCATGAGGCGCTCAAGGGCCAGCTAGAAATCAACAAGATGGAGGCCGCACATAAGTCGCTGTTCGTGGCTGGGTGGCGACCTGCTATCGGCTGGATTTGTGCGCTAGGTTTACTCTATAACACCATTATCGCCAACATAATCAGCATCTGGGTAGCGGTACCAGAAGTAGATACAACGCTTCTTGTGCCCGTTATGATGGGTATGCTCGGGTTAGGCGCTATGCGTTCATATGAAAAAGTCAATCAGGTAGCTAGAGAGAAGTAATGGGCCAGCTAATTGAAATGATAAAACGTCACGAAGGCGTCAAAGATAAGGTCTATAAGTGTAGCCAAGGGTACGAAACGATAGGAGTAGGCCGAAACATCTCAGAGTCTGGATTAGGTTTATCTCAAGACGAAATTGATTATTTATTACATAACGACATAGAGCGTTGTGACATGGAGCTTAAAGATTCGTACTATTGGTACGGAGGTTTGAATAAAGCTAGGCGAGACGCGATGGTCGATATATGTTTCAACCTCGGGATTACACGGCTAAGAGGGTTTGTAAAAGCCTTAGAAGCGATGTCTCGCGAACAGTTTGATATTGCTGCTGACGAGTTTATGGATAGCCTGTGGGCTAAACAAGTAGGCCGTAGAGCAGAAGAAGTTACTGAAATGATAAGGACTGGGGAGTATCGCTAATGCCTTTGCAAAAGTTTATTTTCACCCCTGGAATAAACAAAGAGGGCACCGATTATTCGGCGGAAGGCGGCTGGTTCGACGCTAACTTAGTCCGGTTTCGTCAAGGGCTTCCAGAAAAGATTGGAGGCTGGGTAAAATATCTTGCATCTTCTTTTACGGGAACAGGAAGAAAGCTGCATAGCTGGGTAGCTTTAAACGGAACTAAAATTCTAGCAATAGGGACAACGTCTAAGCTGTATTGGCAGGAAGGCGCGGGCTATAATGATATTACCCCTCTCCGAGAAACCACTGCTGCAGGGGATGTTACGTTTTCTGCCTCTAATGGCTCCTCTACGATTACGGTTAGTGATACAAGTAACGGGGTCAATCTAAACGATTTTGTTACGTTTTCCGGAGCAGCGTCGTTAGGCGGCAACATTACCGCAACTGTTCTAAACCAAGAATACCAAGTTGCTTCGGTAGTAAACACTAATTCTTACACGATAGAAGCTAAAGATACTTCTGGAGCCACAGTAACAGCGAATGCTTCAGATACTGGTAACGGTGGGTCTTCTACAGTAGGGGCATACCAGATTAACGTCGGTCTAGACGTTTTCGTATCCGGTTCTGGCTATGGTGTAGGCGCATGGGGGGATGGTACTTGGGGTTCAACTAGTTCATTAGCCGCTAATAACCAGTTACGTTTATGGTCGCTAGATAACTTCGGTGAGGATTTAGTCGCTAATGTAAGAGCAGGCGGTGTTTATTATTGGGATTTTTCTACGGCGAGTCAGAGAGCGAAAGCTCTTAAAGATATTGCAGGAGCAAATTTTGCTCCTACTGTGGGGTTACAAGTTTTAGTTTCTGATATTGATAGGCACGTTATCGTTTTAGGGGCAGACCCAATAGACGGCGGCAGTAGGTCTGAAGAAATAGATCCTCTACTCGTTGCATTTTCAGATCAAGAAAATCCACTAGATTGGGAGCCACGTGCCACGAATACTGCGGGTTCGTTACGGTGTTCAGCAGGCTCAGAAATTATCGGTGGTATAAGAGCTAGACAAGAAACACTTATTTGGACAGATGCTGCGTTATACAGTTTGCAGTTCATTGGGCCTC